ACAAAATGCAATTGAAGATGCCGCTGCCCAAGTTTCTGTGGCTACTTAGATAAACGCCACATCGCTGAAATCGTATCTTTCTTACGGGATCTCTTGCACTCTACTAAAATCTATTATATAAATCATTTACTATACAATTAATAATAAAATATTAAATGTAGACGCGTATAGTCGACTTCCCTAGGGACTACATTTAAGATATTCTAGGAGGAATATTATGGCAAACACATCGTTTAATGGTCCAGTTAGGTCCGAAAAAGGATTTCAACAGATCAATAAAGCTGCTAGCACAGGAGTTATAACATCAAGGTTTCTAGGAACGAAACCAGATTTAACTAGCTTGACTGCAACAGTAGTAGCAACCGCTGCAAACTTAACTTACACAGCTAATGTGATCACGGTTAACAACTATACAGGAGCTGCTGCTCAAGCGGTAACTTTACCCGCAGCAACAGTTGGAACTATAGTAGTTCATGCTCAATCAGATGATTCAACTGGTGGAACAAATACTCTCACATTTACTTGTGCGGGTAATGATGTTTACAGAACTGGTTCAAAAGTTGAAAGTAGAGCTGCTGGAGCAGTTCAAACTATAGATACGTCTGCAGCAAATGAAACTATATTGACGTACACACCTGCAAACGCAGCTACAAATAGTTTAACTCATGGTACTTATTTGTATTTCACTTGTTTTGAAAAAGGCATTTGGAATTTTGCGTATGATTTAGCAACAGGTAATACTGCGGATACAGGCGCAGCTGCTTGGAGTTAATAGGTAATTAAAATAATGTGAGCTCCTTCGGGAGCTCACGATTAAGGAGAAAAAATGGGAACATATATAAGCACGGTAAAAGCTACTAGAGGAACGGCTTCTTTTACAATTTTTGCTGGGCCTTGTAGAATTTTAGGAATATATTACGTAGCTGATACTACTGCAGGATCAATCACTATTTTAGATGGTGGTTCATCAGGCACAAGTCTTGCTGTTTTTGATACACCTAAAGGAGCTGCTGCTAACGCTGGAGAAAATGTGACTCAATACATTCCAATTCCTGGCGATGGACTAATGTGTAGAACAAGTGGATATGCAACTTTAAGTGGCGTAGCAAAAGTTACTATATTCTATGGATAGGAGCATAGATGGCCAATACAACATCAGGCTCTTACACATTTGGTAAGACTCTTGCAATTGATGATATAATTTCTGAAGCTTATGAAAGAATCGGATTAGTTGGTACAGCTGGTCATCAAATACATAGTGCAAGAAGATCATTAAATATTCTTTTTCAAGAATGGGGAAATAGAGGAATTCATTTTTGGGAAATAGGTCAAACTAATATTGATTTAACAGAAGGCACAACAGAGTATGCTTTCTACAGAGATAGTGCAGATGGCACAAGTGCCACTACAGCACCTTCAAATGGTATTTATGGAATAGCTGATATTATGACAGCTTCTTATAGAACTGGTTATAATACGACAAGTCAAGTAGATTTACCAATGACTAAAATTAGTCGTGATACATACGCGGCTCTCTCAAACAAATTAACTAAAAGTACACCAAGTCAATTTTGGATTCAAAGATTCGTGGACCGTACTACAATTACAATTTATCCAACTGCAAATTCTACTGCAGCAGATAATTATATTAGCATTTACTATGTAGCAAGACTTCAAGATGTTGGAGCTTATACAAATGCAGTAGATGCTCCTTACAGATTTATACCGTGCATGATAGCTGGATTATCTTTTTATTTATCTCAAAAATTTGCACCACAAAGAACACAAGAAATGAAATTATTATATGAAGATGAATTAGCAAGAGCTTTAGCAGAGGATGGATCAGCAGCGAGTACGTACATTACACCGAAAACTTATTATCCAAATATATAATGACTATTATAACTAAAGGAATGGGCGCTATAATAAAAGGTGCTAGAAAAAAACTATCTGTATCTCCCAAAGCTGCACTATCTGCATGGAAAGATAAAGCTATAAGTACAATAGAAAGTCCAAGACGTAAATTGTATAAAAAGAAGTTTGGTAAAGAACCTACGGTTACTATTAAACCTACAGATGGTAAAAAAGAAACAATAATTGATCAAATGATAGGTGATAGAGAAATTGAGATTTACCATAGAATTATGAAATCTAAAGGTAGAAAAAATAGAAAAGGTAAAAAATAATGGGAAGATTTTCAAAAGGTAGAAATGCATTAATGCTTTCAGATCGTTCTGGAGCAGCATTTCCATATAAAGAAATGGTTCAAGAATGGAATGGTGCATGGGTGCATAATTCTGAATATGAACCTAAACAACCACAAATAGATCCAAGACCACACGGAGCAGATGCACAAGCTTTACAACATGCTAAACCTGCAAGAACAGAATTTGCAACTGAAGATATTTTACCAAATGATCCTTTTACTACTACAGCTGCTTCTAAAACTTTAAGTGTTTCTTTTCCAAGTAATCCTTTTAATGATGGAACAACTCATGTAACATTTAGAGATCTTAAACAACCTGTTGGAGGTGTTGCAATAGCAACTTTAGAATTAACAACAACTTTAAATGGTGCAATATCTGATTCTGTTACTTCATTAACATTAGCTGATTCGTCTGCTTTTCCAAGTTCAGGATATATTATGATTGAAAAAGTGCTAACATCAAGTGATACATCTAATACACTTCTTGTTGGAACCTATAAAAATGAAGTAATAAAATATACGGGGAATAATACAGGAACAAATGTGTTATCTGGTTTAACAAGAGGTACTTCAGCTCCTTATGTAGGACAAACTCCACCAAGCACAACGGCTAGTTCACATTCAAGTGGGGCCAAAGTATTTGGTTCTTATCTAGCAACAGCCGTGGGAACAACTGTAGTAGGAGTAAGCCCACCAGGAAATCAAACTCAATATAATTCTTTAACAGTGCAATTAGTTTCTAATGCAACAAGCACTGATACGGGAGGCGGTTTTCAATGTACAATTGGACCGGTTAATGATAGGTATTATTAATTATGGCTGGATATACACTTTCAGAATTAGAATCGGATATTAGAAATTATACTGAAGTAGACAGTACTGTTTTTAGTGGTGCTGTTCTAGGTAGATTTATAGAAAATGCAGAATATAGAATTTTTTATGATATTCCTATGGATTCAGATAGAGTTGAGTATCAAGGAACATTAGCAGCTGATACTAATACAGTCAGAGTGCCAGCAGGAATGGTTTTTGTAAGAGGTGTGGAAGTTTTTAATTCTACTTCTTCAAGAACAGGTCCAGCAACTTGGCTTTTAAAAAGAGATAGAACTTTTATAAATGAATATGTGGGACAATTAACAGGACCAGAAGGTTCTCAAACAGGTCAAGATACTACAGCATTACCTAAATATTATGCTATGTTTGGAGGAGCGACTGGAACTGCTTCAACCACTTCAGGAAATATTATAATGGCTCCTACACCTGACGCTAATTATTTAATAAATATTCATGGAAATATAGTGCCAACAGGATTAGGGACTGATACTTCTGGGACTTATATAAGTAAATACTTTCCGCAAGGGCTACTTTATGCTTCTCTGGTGGAAGCTTTTGGATATTTAAAAGGGCCACAAGATATGTTGACATTATATGAACAAAAGTATAAACAAGAACTAGCAAAATTTGCAAGTGTGCAAATTGGGAGACGGAGAAGAGACGATTACACAGATGGTACTATACGTATACCGATCGAATCACCGCCTCAATAAGTAGGAGATAAATATGGCAATAACATCGGCAATTTGTAATAGCTTTAAACAAGAAATCTTGGAAGCAGAACATAATTTTACGGCTTCTACTGGAAATACTTTTAACTTAGCTTTATACACTAGTTCAGCAACTTTAGGAGCATCAACAACGGCGTATAGTTCTAGTAATGAAATAACAAATTCATCTGGAACGGCTTACAGCGCAAAAGGAAAAGCTTTAACAAGTGTTACACCAACATTAGATTCATCAACTGCAGTCTGTGATTTCGCAGATGTCTCTTGGACATCAGCTTCATTCACAGCTAATGGATGTTTAATTTTTAATGATTCACATTCAACAGATGCAGCAGTATGTGCGGTGGCTTTTGGCGGAGATAAAACAGTTTCTTCTGGAACTTTTACAATTCAATTTCCAGCAGCAGCGGCAACTACAGCGATAATTCGTATAGCCTAAGGAGGTAAGTCCTTATGGCTTTTGTAAGAACGTTTACCGTCACGGTTAGCGGTGGCAAATATTTTATTGATAGTGTTCAACAACCTACCATAAATTTAGCAGAGGGCGGTTTATATAAATTTGATCAATCAGATAGCTCTAATTCTACTCATCCATTAAGATTCAGTACAACATCAGACGGCACCCATGCAGGTGGAACTGTTTATACAACAGGAGTTGATCAATCAGGAACTCCGGGAAATTCTGGTGCTTATGTTCAAATTCAAGTTGCGGCAGGTGCGCCTGATCCTCTTTATTATTATTGTACAAATCATTCTGGAATGGGTGGTCAGGTTAATACTCCTGCAGCAGCTTCTTATGGAATGCGGGCATGGAGTGTTAATTCATGGGGAGCTCAAAATGAAGTTACTTCATCTTTAACCGGTCTAGGTTTAACTTCTTCTATTGGAGAAGTATCAGCATTTAATGAGCAAGGATGGGGATCAGATGCATGGGGTGAAGAAGGGTGGAATGGTACAAACATTATATCTTTAACTGGAGTTTCAGCCACTGCTTCGGTTGGAGACATTGTTGCTTCATCTTTACAAGGATGGGGTAGAGGTGAATGGGGTGAAGAACCATGGGGAGAGAGTAATAATCCTACCATTAGTTTATCAGGAGTAGGTGCAACTATTTCTATAGGAGAAGTTTCAGCGTATAACGAACAAGGTTGGGGTAGAGATCCTTGGGGTTATGAAAACTGGGGTGAATCAGCAATGACTGTTGTTGTTGATGTAACATCTAGTGGAGTAGCTACAACAGCTGTTGGATCTATTTCTCCAACTGAAATGTCTATTGGATTAAGTGGTCAAAGTGCTACATCCTCTTTAGGAACGTTAGGATTAGAATTTGGTCCAGCAGGTGCAATATCAGGAGTTTCGGCAACCGTAAGTGTTGGTTCTGTTGATCCAACAATTGTAGTTCCATTAAGTGGAATTGGAGCAACTTCTTCAGTGGGTGCTATTGCACCAGCGGATGTTATGGGATTAACAGGAATAGGTGCAACAATTTCTGTAGGAACTCTAACAATTAATGATGCACAAGTATTTACACCAACTGGTGTTGGTGCAACTTCTTCAGTAGGTTCTTTTACTCTTTCTGATATGACTGTAGGATTATCTGGAATTTCTGCAACAAGTGGTGTAGGTTCAATTTCACCAACAGCAATGAGTATAGGATTGACAGGTCAATCTGCAACTGTTAGTGTAGGTCAAGTAGGTGGTCCAATTGCATGGGAAAAAGTGACTCCTACTCAAGGTGGTAGTTGGAGTAAAAAAACAGCTACTCAAGGTGGTAGTTGGAGTAAAGTTACACCACCATAAACATAATATATGTTATTGACATTATATGTAAAAACAAATAAATATTAAGACGTAAGATTTAGGAGATAATTATGGCATCAACTTATACACCTCTTGGTGTAGAAAAAATGGCAACTGGTGAAAACGCCGGTACATGGGGAACAAAAACTAATACAAACTTAGAAATTATTGAACAGTTCGCTGGTGGTTATACTTCACAAGCAGTATCTGATTCAGGCGATACGGATCTTTCAGTTACTGACGGTGGAACGGGAGCAACTCTTGCTCACAGAGTAATTGAATTAACAGGAGCACTTACAGGTGCAAGAAACGTAACTATTCCAATTGACGTACAACAAATGTACGCCATTAAAAACTCTACTACTGGAACACAAGCAGTAACATTTAAATATGTTTCTGGTACAGGTACAAGTGTTACTTGGGCTGGTGGAGATACAACAACAAAATTTATTTATGGAACTGGGTCAGGATCTAATCCAAACTTAGTTGATATGGGATTCGGTGATGTTACATTAACTGGAACTCAAACTTTAACAAACAAAACTTTAACATCTCCTAAAATTGGAACTTCAATTTTAGATACTAATGGAAATGAATTAGCTCTTTTAACAGCTACAAGTTCCGCAGTAAATGAATTTACAATTGCTAACGCAGCAACAGGTGATGGTCCAACTTTATCAGCAACAGGTGAAACAAACGTTGATATAAACATTAACCCTAAAGGATCTGGTGTTCTTAAATCAGGAACAGCAGCGGTTAAAGTTGCAGGTTTAGAAACTATATGGATTCCAGCTCAAGCAATGTATGCAACTACAACAAATGGAGCTGATCCACAACAAATAGAAACAACAGCAACAAGACCAGATATAAAAGTTTTAGATTTTGACGCAGGTACAGCCGAATATGCACAGTTTGCTGTCGCAATGCCTAAATCATGGAATTTAGGTACAGTAACTTTTCAAGCTTGGTGGACACCAAGTAATACAAACACAGGAAACTGTATTTTTGGTCTTCAAGGTGTTAGCTGTAGTGACAGTGATACAGCTGATGTTGTTTTTGGAACAGCTCAAGAAGTTACAGATGCTGGAATTGGAACTGTGGAAGATGTACAGGTTACAGGAACAAGTAGTGCAATGACAATTGCAGGGTCTCCGGCTGATAACGATATGACATTTTTTCAAGTTTACAGAGATGCAGCGGATGGTAGCGACACATTTACTGGCGATGCCAGATTGATAGGAATTAAAATGTATTATACTACTGATGCTGCTAATGACGCATAAGGAGTATAGGCATGAGAGATCACAAAATAGACCTTCTTAAAAATACTGAAGGTAAAAATTTAAAAAATAAAAAACCAGGTAAAGGAAAATCTTTTGGCTACCAAATTTTAGGATTTGGAGCTGGCGGTGCAGGCGCAAGCAATTATATAGAGGCGACTGGAGGTGCAACTGTAATTACTGATGGTGATTATAAAATTCATGTTTTTACAGGAAGTGCTACATTCTGTGTATCAAACGTAGGTTGTTGCGCGCCCACTAGCGGAGCAGGATCAAATTTAGTAGATTATATAGTAGTTGCTGGTGCCGGAGCAGGTGGAGGATCACATGGTGGTGGCGGTGGAGCAGGTGGATTAAGAACATTTATGCCAGCCTCAACACCTATGGCAGCTCCAGCAGCATTACCCGTATCTGTTCAAGGTTATCCAATTACAATTGGTGCAGGAGGACCTGCTGGCACTGGAAGTGGCGCTCCCAAAACAGGTGCCAATTCAGTTTTTTCAACTATAACATCCGCAGGTGGCGGCGGTGGAGGTCAATATGGTGGTGGCTCAGCTGCTGGTGGATCTGGTGGTGGCGGCGGCGGTGACGGCGGCGGCGGTAGTTCAGGAAACACACCTCCCGTTAGTCCAAGTCAAGGATCAAACGGAGGCGGCGGCAGTAGTCCAAATATAACTGGCGGAGGCGGCGGTGGCGCAACTGCAACAGGCGGTGGAGCTGGTGGTTCCGGAGGAGCTGGCGGCGCAGGTGGTTATATTCCTGATGCTATGATAGGGCCAACAGCCCCAAGTTATGGTACACCAGGACCAACAGGTTCAGTAAGATATTTTGCTGGCGGCGGTGGCGGCGGCGGTTATAATGGAAAAGGATCTCCAGGAGGACCAGGTGGTGCTGGTGGTGGAGGTACAGGACCTAATGTATATGGTGGTGCGGGAGATCCTGGCACAGTTAATACCGGTGGTGGCGGTGGTGGCGGAAATTGTGGTAATGCCCCAGGAGGACCAGGTGGAGCTGGTGGATCTGGAGTAGTATTGATAAGATATAAATGGCAAAATTAGGATAAGAATATAAAATTATGGCACACTTCGCAAAAATATCAGATACATCTCAAGTTCTCTCAGTTCATGTAGTTAATAATAATGATATACTGAACGCGGAGGGAGTTGAAGATGAATCAATAGGTCAAACATTTTTAGAAAAACATAATAACTGGCCTGCAGACAAATGGATTCAAACATCTTATAATACATATGCTGGTGCTCATAAATTAGGTGGAACACCTTTAAGAGGAAACTATGCAGGTATAGGTGATACTTGGGATGCAGTTAACAATATATTTTATAATCCAAAACCTTATGCAAGTTGGGTTTTAAATACGACAACAGCTACTTGGCATTCACCTATTGGTGATGCTCCTACATTAACAGCAGAACAAATATCTCAAAATGCGGCTATTACTAATTTCTGGCAATATTCTTGGAATGAAGAAGGACAGTCTTGGGACCTAGTAGATAAACTAGCATAATTAATATTGACATTATAATACCATCCTTTATAAAAGGAATTGGTATGCAAAAGAAAGTACTATCAGAAATAGGATTATATAATGGGTTTGTTGATATGCCTAAAGGTTTTGAAATAGACTTAAATAAACTTAACGAAGACACTTTACAATTACAAATTAATAATAAAGAATTTCCTTTTTCAAAAGAGTGGGATAAACTTAATACTTATTTACGAGAACATGTTCATGTAAAATATAATTTTCAATTAATAAATAAAACCTCATGGGGAAATGTTTATAAATCTAAAGAAACCTCTGCGCCTTTTATTAATGTAGATCCAGTCGACCTTAGAAATTCTCCTGATTATACGTTGCTATATGGTGTAAATGTAAAAGATTGCATTGTTAGAATATATTATGATGATAATAGAAGAAAAGGAAGACATTGGGATATGCCTTTAAAAAATAATCAATTTATTATGTTTCCTGCTACGCAAATGTATTGTATTGCCAATTATCAAGAAGATTCTGTTAATTCTATTTTAACCATTACCTATGAATCTAAGTAATTATTTTTGGTATTTTAATTCTGTATTAACTCCTAGATTTTGTGATGAAGTTATTAAATATGCTTTATCAAAAGAAGAAACAATGGCTCTTACGGGGGGTGCTGGCAGAGAAAGAAATTTAAACAAGCAACCTTTAAAAAAAGAAGAAGTTAAAGATATACAGAAAAAAAGAAAATCGGACTTAGTTTGGTTGAATGATAAATGGATTTATAAAGAAATACAACCTTATGTTCATGAAGCAAACAAAGAAGCAGGTTGGAATTTTCAATGGGATTGGTCAGAATCTTGTCAATTTACAAAGTATAAACTTAACCAATATTACGATTGGCATTGTGATAGTTGGGATAAAGTCTATAAAAGCAATGGTCCAGACAATGGGAAGATGAGAAAACTATCTATGACTTGTCAATTAACGGATGGTTCAGAATATGAAGGTGGAGAACTAGAATTTGATTTTAGAAACTATGATCCTCATATGAGAGATGAAAGTAAACATATAAGAAGCGTACCGGAAATATTACCTAAAGGTTCTATTATAGTATTTCCTTCACACTTATGGCATAGAGTTAAACCAGTAACGAAAGGAACAAGATATTCACTTGTCGTATGGCATTTAGGATATCCATTTAAATAATGCAAAAACACGAATATTTTAAAACACCTATATGGACTGAAGAAAGACCAGAGTTTGTTAAATCATTAAACAAAGCTTCCGATAAATATATTAAAGAAGCTAGAAAAAAAGATAAAAAAATAATTAAACAATTTGGAGATTTTGGAACAAGTCATCATTCTACGCCTTTAACATTGGATAATGATTTTATGGATTTAAGAAATTACATTGGTCAAAAGTCTTGGGAATTTTTAGATTATCATGGCTATGATATGAAACAATACACAACCATGTTTTCTGAAATGTGGGTACAAGAATTTTCTAAAAAAGGAGGAGGTCATCATTCAGCACACCTTCATTGGAATCAACACGTCTCAGGTTTTTACTTTTTAAAATGTTCGGAAAAAACTTCTTACCCTATTTTTCATGAACCCAGACCTGGTGCAAGAATTACTAAACTAAGACTGAAGCCAAATTTAAAAGGTATATTTGATGGCACAGAACAAATTCATTACAG